CAGGAAATAGTCTGCTGTGGGTTTTCAGTGATGTGGAGTACTCAACTCCAAGGACATAAACGACTTTGGAGTATGTTAAGGTTGAGGTAGATTCGATGTTTTCGTCTGGTTTGACGATTTGATTCACTCTAGAACACGCCAGTTCTAAGGCGACATTTATAAGGTCTCTCACGTCTGGGATTCTATTCTCTCTGCTTGTACCGTTGGGAGCTATTGATACTCTTACCACCTGATTGTCCCCTTGGCCTACTAATTCATAATTCATGATTGTGCCATCTTTAATCAGTGGTATAAGGGCAGTTTCTACCATGGCGTATGTTGCCGCAGTCCAGAGCTTCTGATTCAACCCTTCGAATCCTCCTAAGTGATTAGACCATGCGAGGCTTGTTGTGGGTGGCGTGTCTAACTCTATACCTTCAGGCCTTAAACCAGGAACTCTAACAACAATTTGACTCTCGGTAAAGAATCTATGAGTCACAGTGAAAGTTCCGGGCATACCGAACATCATATTCAGGTCATGTCCTAGCATGTGGATTACTAACTCTCTCCATCTAAGGTTCCATCTTGTTAAGTCAATCTCTAGAAATAAGGTGTAGTCGGATGTTTGTTTGTTGGGATCAGTGAATGCTAAGAACCTTTCTTGAGTTTGAGTCTTCGTTTCTGTCATAGTCTGTTGCGGGAGATATCTGAAGAGGCTATCCGCGATGTTTGCTTCTATCGCAGTAAAAAAACATCGCATTTCAAGAACGAGCATGGCAAACATTCTAGGTTCCAGCTTGAACTCTCTCTCTTTAGGGTAAAGGCTCACGATATACCAGTCGTAGGGAATGTCTCCACGGCTCACTTGCTCGATCAGAGACTTGATATCAATATTCTCTCGCTTGAGAACTTCGAGTAGTAACCGCTTCTGGGAGGAGGGTCTTCTATCATGATCCCATGATAGATGTTTGTCTGATCGATAGAATGAAATAGATTTGTCATCCATCAGTTCGAGGAAGTTAGGGAAATAGTCAAATTCAAGAATTTTTGTCCATTCCGTTGTGGTCCAATCCGATAGTGGATATGAGTTGTAGTCAAGGTTCCGTTCCTGCTCGTCGTTGAGTTTGTTCAAAATTGTATTAGGAACCAAGTGCTTTAGTCGTGGCCATCTTCCATGTTTCTTAATATATTCCAGCAGAACAGTATGACAGAACGTGTTTCTAAGATTCTGTGCATCGTCCAAACTTGTTAGATCGGGAGTCCTGGCTTCAGCTGCCGCTGAGAGACCCCCTAGGCACGGATCAATGATCGGATGTCCACACGACTTTAAACATCCGAACATTTCCACGATATTTCGGATTCCTACGACACTCTCAACGATATCTCGTAACTCTCCCATTTGATTTTTTCCCGTCACTCCTGTAGTCTTCCTAATTTTTTCTTCTTTGTCATTTGTTTTCTGAATCATCCGTGTGTATGCTGTATCATCTCCAAAAATATTGTCAACTATGTGTGACAGTCTAGTCTTAAACAGAGGTTCAACCGTCTTCAGTATGTTGTAAGCTTGGTTTCCGTATATTCCAAGAGTTCTGTCTTGCCAGTCAAACAATTTGAGAAGGTGGTCGATCAGCACATCGTCCAACCCAAGCGGTCTTACGTGCTCTATGAGCATATATCTCGTTGCAATTTTGTCTTTCAACATTAGCACTTGATTTAGGCTGCTATACCAATGCCTAGGTCCTATGTTAATAATAGCGGTGTGGGCATTCAAACTCACGTGCACATTTCCAATTCTTCCCTTTGTCCAGACGTATTCATTTTCCTTGACCCGCGATTCTGCTCGTCCGAACAGATTAGAGAACGTTTCATAAGCGTATCTAAGTTTATCTGCCTCCGGTGCCATGAATAAATCCGACGTTCCGAGTACCTCCTGACCGGGGAGCCCTCTCGACTCAAGACCTGAGACTAATGCCTGTTCGATATCAGAACACAATAATTTAGCTGTCGCGTATGAACTGTCATATCCTGGCTCTACTTCAAGCATTTCTTGTTCAATTAAGGGATAGTCCTGAGGTTGTAGTTGTGGCATGTTGAGTAAGTCAGTCTTTTTGAATCCTCGGATGCGACACAATTTCCGGAAGAATGATACTGCAGTTCTTTGGCGATCATGGAGCTTAAAGAAGTAAGAAAAATCATTTGATGCTATTGTATCACGGAAAAGTTGTTTCGTTGCGTCAAGCTCGGTGGTTAGTATAGGACTGCTCAGATTTGTGTCGAGAAAGAATACCTTGCTAGCACCTCCGAACTCTAGAAACTCATCACAATCCATATTTGGCAGAAGCTTTAGGTTTGAGGTGCGTGGTGTTTGATTCTATTAGGAATGGTTCTTCTATTTTTTTGTTAATATGTGCCTAGATTGGAAAATCTAGAATTCCGTCGTAAAGAGTTAGGATCGCTTGGGTTCGTGTTAGTAACGAGGGAGACGTATTGCCA